GTAACTGTAGGACCAAATGTTGCGTAATAAGCAATCTCGTCTATTTGATCAGCAATTGCTTTCTTCATTGCTTCGTGTGCGTAACCAATGTTTACACACCATAAGCCAGCAATACCATCTAAATACTGATTACCATCGCTATCATATACATAATTACCAAGAGAGTTTGCCATTACTAATGATTTTTCATGATTAGCAAAATTTGTCCATGGGTGTATGTTATGATCTATATCTTTTTGTTGTAAATCTTTTGTGTTATATTTCACTATGCTATCCTTTGATCAATAATTAAGGTGTCCTCAAACCCCTCAATATACATAGTAACTCTATCGCCATGCTTTAGATATAGTTCTGGTTTATCATTGAATACTGCATTGCGTTCCATTAAGCAACCAAATCCATCCATACGCACAGAAGAACTTACTGTTCCACTGCCAATTAATGTTCCTTCGCTTAATGTTCTAGTTTTTGCCGCGTGTTCTATCAAGTCAGCAAAACTAAATGTCATCTGTTGTGCTGTATTTATTTTTCCAACACGTTCTTCATTTAACTCAATTATCATGTTTGCGTGTAATTTACAATCTGTATGAAACATTCCTTTTATTTGTAGTGTTTCATGGCAATATTTGCCTAACGCACTATGAGGTTTGCTTTGGAAAAATCCAAATCCTTTTGCTAATTCTGCGGGTATTAATTTACGTAAACTAATGTCGTTTATAATAGTAATATACTTAATGTGTTCATATGCTTCGTCAGCAGTAGTGCCTAACGGAACTTCATCAACAATAACACCTACCTCTGCTTCAAAGTCTATTCCATATTCCTCAGGGAATGGATGTATGTTTTCATTCCACAATAAAAATTTGTCACTAACGCCTTGATACATTAATGGATCCCAATTAAAACTATCGGGCATTTTTGCTCCACGAGCCGCACGTAATCTCTCCATATGTATAAGATATGCACTACCATCACAAAATTGTGTTATATTTAGATCACTCGTCAGTGTGTGTTGTATTTTCATTTTGCATATTACATGTTATTTCTAATCGTAAATTGTTTGGATCAAAAAAGTATATACTATATATCCAATCATCGTGATTAGTTGGGCCTATAACATCTAGTCCTCTTGATGTTAATTCAGCAAACCAAGCATCTACATTCTCAACAGTACCAACATCAAATGCAAAATGTACTACCCAATCTTCGCAATCTGTTGTAGTTGCTTCGCCATCGCCTAAATCAAAAAATGCAATGCAACTTTTGTCTGGCATTTGGAAAAATATGTGTTTGTATGGAGCATATGCTCCGGTACTTGGAACGTGATCTTTTTCTATAGTATGGACGTGGGGTAACCCCAATACATTAGTATAAAATTCTATTGTTTCATCTGCATCTCTACACTTCCATGCAAAATGGTGTAGTTGCTTTAATTTCATATTATATGCGCGAAGTTTTTTCTACCGCGATCGCCTCGCGTTTTTCCATGCCGCGTGTCCATGCCGCCGCTCCAAGTATAGCACCAAAAGCAATATGAAACAAGCCACCACCTTGTAATGTTAAGGACTGCCAGTCGCCTTTATTCATCATAATATTTAATGCTTCAGACTGTTGTTCAACTGGCATCTGCAATACATACTTAAATATCTCTGCTAAATCGTGTGGTTGTGCTTGTACATAATAAGGTGCAATAATAAAATCAAATATACAGATAGCCAAATATGTTAATGCAGCTATTGGACGCCATAATGAACGCATCCATTTAGCAATAGGACCATTAGAGTTGTTGCTTGCTATTGGTGTTACTGATAAATGTTCTGATACCGCAGTTTCTCTAACTGCTGTCCTGGTTCTTGTCATAGTTCCTCGTTAAATTGAATGTAGTAATACCTTCATCCTGTACAATATTACTTATCTTAATTGTCGAGTCAGTTCTTGTGATTACTTTTGCATACAAACTATCCACTAAGTGGTTGCGAAATCCTCGATATGTTAAACTACGTCCATGCGACTTATCATTAATTCCGTTCCTAAAATCACCAATTAAAACAACATCAGTACCTGTGCCACACACTCTTAGTAATTCTGATATGCTTTTTTGCATAAGTTCCACATCACTATTGTCAAATGGTAAACAATTAACTAATTTTAAACCATTTATATTATATGCATGCCAGTGTTGAATACGATCATCAGTTGAGCAGTCAAATTTATACACTTCACAATGATAACAGTTCTGTTTATCTACCATTGGAGTGTTATTAGAAATAATACATAGACCGGTATCACCATTATCTATCCATTGGTGGTATGCCGTCAATTGGCTAGCAATAGGATACGGAACCTGTTGCAGAAAGCACAGGTCATATTGGCCTAAGATTTCCTTAGGAAATTCGCTAGTGTTTCTCCAATGAACACTAGACGTCAGGATCTTTAGTGTCTGCGTGTTCATTTTCGTCTTTCAAAATTTCTACATCAGTTTTCTTTACTATATGTGTTAATAGACGATCTACTTTTTTCTGAAACCAAACGCCCATTTTGGTATCTTTAAACCACATCCAAAATGCTGACGCTATTACGTTCAGTACGATAACTTTGATTAAAACCCACATGCATCTATTTATATGGGTTTATTATAATTTACTTGAATTGTTTGTTGTGTTCTATAAGAGCGTTATCTTGGTCTTTGTAGTATTCTTCGTAAGCAATAATAATTGCTTGCTGTTGTTGAACTAGTTTTCGAATAGCGGCCATGTTGAGAGATAAATTCTCATAACCAGTATCGGTTAAACCAAATATTGCTCCATCTACGCTTTCTTTAGATAATTTGTGAAAAACATCATCTACATTTTCTGGTGTAACAATAATCCATTTAACTTCTCTCTGATTAATTGTATCTGTACTTGGTAAATTTAATGGAACACGTACTGCTGGTTTTACTTGTATTGCTACTTTAGGTGGATTAGTGCTACACCCTGAGAGGGCAAATGGGCCTAAAGCAAGTATAGATGTACCTACAATAATTTCTTTTAACATTTACTCGTCCTCCTTGGGATGATAGTTTGGATTGGCTACAGATGGACATTCTGTATTAATTTGACTTGGTTTTGTAGCAGTAATTTCTTTATTAGTTAAAGGACTACCACTGAGTATTTCAAAGCATCGCAATACCCTAGCAGATGCTTTACTTATTACTCTTTCAATTAATTTTGGTTTATTCTCAGCAAGTTTTCCAATGTCGCGTGTACCAAAATTAGCAGATAATTTACCAAATCTACCTACTAGATTGTCATAATCTTTTTGTGATTGTGCAAATCTTTGGTTTAAGTTGTCAACTACTTGTTGAATTTTTTCTCTGTCTCTGTCAGCCTGTGCTATTGCTTCATTTTGTAATGCAATTTTTGTATCTCTAACAGCTGCCTCGGCAATTAAAACGGCTTTTTCCTGTTGGGAATTTTGGTAGTACATGTAACCACCACCGCCACCGATGCCCATGATGACTATTAGAATCATGACTATGTATGACATAATTAACTCCTGCGTATAATAATATGCTACTATTATTTATTACTTCATAGGTACGCGGGCGTTAATTCTGAGTTGTTGTAACTGATCTTTAATATTTTGCTCTTTTGCTAGAAAAGAGTCATATTGTTCTGGGGTAACTGGAAGTGTGTTGTGTAATTCTTCCATCGTTAGTGTTTTACTGCTTTTATAATGTTTAAATGACCAATTATCAATGCCTGTTAGTTTTTCAACACCTGTTAACATTTCAGATAATACATCTTTGAATGTATCTTTACGTTCAAACTCTACAAATACAACGTAATCACCATCAATATTTTCACTTGAAATATTATCAGCATCTATAACATCTGTATAACCACGCTCAACAAATGACATTAAGTCCTTTGCGGCATCATTATTTTTAACTTCCATTGCTAATACAATAACATCCTTATCTTCACCTAATTTGCTTTTATGTTTATCTACAAAAATTGTAGAATTTACAAGATCTGCCAAATCTAAAGCATTGAGGTCTTCATTAATTGGAGATTCGCCTAAATGAGTTAAGTCACTTGAAAAATCACCACCAATTTCTTGTGTTGTTATTGTATCTGTAACAGGTATAGTAGGATCTGCAGATATTACTTTTCTTGCTGTTGTATTTGATTTTGGATCGTTTGTTGTTATAGTAGTTATGTCTGGTTCCCCATCTACTCTTTTTGTAACAGTCTTTTTTGTAGGCCGTAAATTATCACGTATTTTAGCAATATTTGCTTTTTCTTTTATTTTCTTTTTAGCTACATTACTTAAATTATCTTCTAAAATTTCTCTAAAATTTTTCATTAGATCATTCCTCCTTCCATTTCTGGCTCCATAGCCATTTCTGGAGCGGCCGCAGCCTGAGCAAGATTTTCTTGTTCAGCTTGTTCAATATCCTCCAAATCTAATTTTTCACCTTCCAACTCTACATAACCACGTTCAATGTTTGTCATTAACTTGCGTGGAATTTTAATATTAACTATCCAAATTGGCGTTTCTTTAGTTTCAACTTTTTGATGAACTTCTTGTTCACCTGCTTTCTTTGGATATACGTTTAAGTCTTTAATAGGTTTTGTTAATTTAGACTTTCTATATGTTATAGTAATATCATAGTCTAGTAAGCGTTTTGCGCCAAGGGGATTGGGCATTAACTTACGTGGCCACATAAATTCACATTCTACAAAATAACGAGAATGGGTAGGACCAACAACTAATTCACCCTTATCCCAGTTTTCAAACACATATAAATCAAGTGTATCTAAAACACGTTCAAAATCTAGTAAATTTTCTAATGCGTTGTTACTTAAATAGATATTTTTAGTATTATCTAAAACGTCATATAATTCTATTTTATTGGCCATAATCTTATTTATCCAATTTACCCCATTGAATGTTATTCCATAAGCGTTCATAGCCATAGTATAAAACCATTGTCAATATAGCACCTATTGTTAAAAGACCTGTTGACTTCCATGAACCTGTTACAGCATATGCAAGTATCGGCCAATATATAAAATTAAATACACGCCATATAATTGTTTTAACTAATGTTCGTTTATGCGAGTCAGGCATTCGTCTCCGTCCAATATATCTTGTGTTTTGTTTGTTATAGTTCCAGTGCATTGTAAAAGACATCGAGGTTCCCACCCTGCATTAGCGGTGGCGTGTGGCATATTTGCCCAATCAAACCAAAACACATCTCCTGCTTGCCATCTGCATAAACTTGTGCCAAACTGTATAAAATGGCCAGGCTTCCAGTCTTCTAAAAATATTAAAAATCGGGATACTTTAGATGGATCATCATTCATTTCATATAGCTTATCAATATGTAAATTGACCATTTCACCTGGATATTGTATATGAAATGCTGTTTTAGAGTTTAATAACCCTAAACAATCTACCATAGTTTGCCATATTCCAGTAATGTCTCTTGAGCGGCGATACATGACTGTATCAGGGTTTTGACCAGCTCTAACTAAATCATTAACTTCAGTATCTAAACTAGCATCACTATTATGATAATTTTTCTTTCTAGTTTTCCAAGTAACTGGCTCAACACTATTTTTAATTTGCTGTAATTCATTGGACCAGTCGCCTATAAAACGAGTAACTTTTTTAAAATCAGTCTCTTGACTAGGCAAACTCCATTCAAAATGATAGTTACTTTGTGCTTTGCCAAGATCCCAGTTGCTTTCCATACTAATATACTCCATCAAATATAAAATAATCTACAGTAAATGTTAGTTCAGCACCAATAAAAACTGCTAACCAATAATTATTTAACCAATCCCATAACTGCTTGATTACCCACCAAGCACATAATACTCTAATAGAGTATACCACATCAGCCCATATTATGTCAAGCCATAAAAACGAATCTGCTTCAAAATAGTTGTAAAATAGGATATTGTCAGCTAAAAAACTTAATTGGGCCATAAAGAATACTGCCCAATAGTAAGTTATATATTTGTTTAAGAACTTAACTATTGGTCCGGAAACAACCAATCTATAAAGTACATAAATTATATTAGTGACAGCTAGTTCTATCATACAGCGCCTTTCCGGTTACTTGCTAACTTTATTGTTTTATCTAATTTTGATTCTGCTTGTGATATGTATTTTTCATTAGCATCTTTAGATAATATTTCTGATAGTTTAGCATCATCTATTGTTACTTCATTTGGTAACAATCCTAGTTGTTTTTCTAACCATTGTAAATATCTTATCTCATACAAGTATAATAACTCTTGACTAGCAAATACTGTTTTATGGTTAAGTGTTATACTAACTAACTGTTTTATAAAAAACGGTGTTGTATGTTTTCCTCTTACACGTTCTTGCTGTAATTTTACAATATTACTATCTCTTCCTATTATAAGAAATTGAATTCTACAAAACTTCCTTGCTACTTCTATAAAACTATTATATGCTGGAATAGTTTCTACGCCATCATCAAAATAAGGACAACTAATACTTGTAATAAAATAATTGCTTTGTTCCCAATCAAATTCATTTAGCTTTGATGGATCTTTCCAACACTCTGCGAAAGGTTCTAAATCATGACCTTCCCAATACTTTTCTTGTAGTTTAGGCCATACAAATATATTTTTATTTTGTCCTAATGCTTTGCTGAATAAGTGATTACCACTACCTTGTGGTCCTGTCATTATTGTTAGTATTGGTTTCAACGTTAACAAGACTTCTTACGCTAGTGTCCATACTGTATCACTTGATCCATTAGCAATAATCTCTCTAGTCTTTTCAGATTTTAGTCCTGTAATCTGGATAATTGGTCTTGGGAAATTACTAGCATTCGCTGTGGCGTGTGGTGCATTTGCCCAATCAAAGATATGTGCCTCGCCAGCTTTCCATCTTTCATAGATAAAATTACCATACATATAAAACTGTCCTGGTCTCCAATCATCTAAGAAAAATGCAATACGACATATTTGTTCTGGATCATCAATACATCTATCCCATAGCTTATCAATATGTAAGTTAAACATTTGACCTGTTAATTGAACATGGGCTCTATATTTTAACTCGTCTTTACTGCCTATTACCCCAAAGTGTTCTTTCATTTTAACAAGCATTGGATAATCTTCTAACTCATCTTTCATATTTGTAAGCATAAGTTTTTTAGGATCTCCGCCTCCTTGTTCAATATCGTATTCTTCTTGTTTTAGCATTGGAGATTCGTCTTCTTTATCTCCATAGAATTTACGTGATTCCCAATTAATTGCTTTAGTTGAATTTTCAACTAATCTATCTCTATCTTCTTTCCAAAGTTCAGGATTATCAAATCGGCCTAATACCTTAAACCATTCACCTTCTTTATCTTTAACGTTATCATCAAAATGATATTCGCTATGTGCTACTGTCCAATCCCAGTTCGAATCGAATTCAGATGGGTCTTTTAAGGTTTTAGACCAATCTGTTTTGTGTATCATGTGTAATCAAGTCCTTTGTCTTTTCTTACTAAACTATTTATGAATATGCCTAATGCTATTACAATACATACAAGGAAGATAGGATGATTATAAATGTTAAATAATTCTCCCCATCTAAATCCTTCCATCGACGTTAAGCCTGGCTTCCATTGTTTGTAACCGTACAGTTGTAAGGTTCCCCAGAAGTATTCATCTATTTTAAATGCTACAACGTATGCAACTAGAATTGCCGGTCTACTAATGTTATATATTTTACATACAACACCAATAGCACTTAATATAGCAAGTAAGGCCAAGTCTTCCCAGCCACCTGTATATTGCATATTAGCATAAACAATTACTGCTAAAATAAATGTAGCATAAATCCAAAACGGAACTTCTAATATTTTAAGAATATATTTGTATAAGACTATACTCAACAATGCTACACCAACTGTTCCAAATATATAACCAAATGCCAGTGAATTTGTAAATTGTAAATCTTGTAGTAAACTTGGTGTGCCAATCTCCATACCGAAGTACATACAGATTGCCATAACCATAGCCGCAAATGGTGCCGCAGGAATACCAAACAAACAAGCAGGTATCATACTAGATACTTTCTGTGCATTGTTGGCTCCTTCACAGCCTAGTAATCCTACAGGATTACCTTCACCAAATGGAACTTCTTGATCTTCTTCTTTGTGTGCGGCTTTGGTTGCACCGTATGCTAAGAAGTCACCTACTGCTCCTCCTACGCCTGGCAATAAGCCAGTTACGAATCCAATTAGTCCACCTCTAACCATATCTTTCCAATGTCGTTTGCAATCACCAAAACCTTGTTTCAGTCCTGTCCAATAATTTCCTTCTAACGGTGGTGCCGCTGATTTTAATTTCTTTCTGAATCCGTCTAATAATTCAGGAACTCCGAATAAGCCTGATAGTAGAACCACCATGCCAATTCCATTTTGTAAATATTCCCAACCGAATGTCAGTCTAGGATTACTTACAACATCTTCTCCTACCATACCTACTGCTAATCCGAATATGATTGCACAGATACTTAAGAAAACATTTTTACTTGCAACAAAGCCTACACAGGCTAGTGCCATTGTCATAAAGCCCAGAAACTCCGGGCGTCCAAATAATACTATAATTTTTCCATAGTATGGAAGTAAAAAGAAAGTTAATGCCGCAAATACAACACCATTAAATGTTGAATCAGCAATAGCAATTCCCATTGCTCTAGCGGCTTGACCTTTCTTTGCCATAGGATAACCGTCAATAACACATGCCGCAGTAGTACTAGCGCCAGGAATACCAGTAAGAATACTTGTATAACTATCTGCACTCGCACAACTTGCCACGATAGCAGTTAAAAAGACCAACCCCAAATAAGGGTCGGCCATAAAATATGCTCCCATGGTAAAGACAGTTATCAGAGCAGTAGTTACACCTGCGATAGGAATAATACCAACTAACATTCCATAACAAGTGCCAACTAATGCCCAGATAACATATTCCATAGTGCTTTCCTTAGTCTAAAAGTTCAGGTTTGTAGATTGATGGGAAGCCATACGCTTCTTGGTTCCACTTCACCGCATCTCTTAGTGCTTTCTCTGTAATCAAAGATTTAAGAGCCGCTAATAGACTATCACCATCTTGAATCCAAGGATAAACACCTGTCTTAGCATAAATTTCTGCTGATGCAACTGGATCATTGATCATTGCAGTTACAGCCGATTTAACTTTTGCCGCATTTGGATTACCTTTGTTCATCCAAAGTGATTTTTGGATTGCGTCACGCCAGTTACGAGTAAGTTTATATGCTTGATATAAATCACCTGATGGTGCTTCGCCCCATAATCTTTCATACACATCTTCAAATTGTGTATTAGGGAAGTTAGGGTCATCCATTTGTATATTGTTTTCTAAGTCTAGGATACCGTGAGTGAACCATAGTTCATTACCTTCGATATCTGTATAGAAACGCTTCCATGCCGCTGGTGATTCACGTGCGATATCAAATTCACCATTTTGGAAACCTAGACGCTTTTCACCGCCTGATACACCGTTAACCCATACAACACGTTCTCTCCAACATGTCAAGTAGGCATCGATTGAACCGTTTTCTTGTGGGCCACAGATTAACATTGCCGCCGCGGCCGCATCTGGTTCAAAACCTGACCCGCCTGCGATTGTCCAAGTGCCTGATTTTTCATCTTTACCTTCTTGTTTACCAAGAACGATATCATTATTCATTGAACCAATTAGTTCATAATCAAAATAATTGTATCTAACTTTATCTAATAGAAACGATACACCGTTGCCACCGTGTGCAACCATGATTGTTTTATCATCAAAACGTAGACTATCGTGGAACTTGTTAAATCCAGGAATATCACGTGCGCCTGGAATGTGACGTACTACTACTGGTTCGCCTAGGAACTTTTCTAAGTTCTTAGCAATGATTTCACTCCAAACTGAAGTGCCCTTACCAGGTGCCTGTGGCACGATTAGGGTATAATCGGCTAACGCCGATGTTGCAATACCTATTGAAAGTATTGCCGAGATTAATAGTTTTTTAAACATTTGTTACTCCATTAATAAACTTCTTCATTATATTCTCCTATGAATAATTGATTCTATTTTTACGAAAATAGCAAAATCTTCCCAACCTCCTGTATACTGTACACAAACCCATATAACTATTGCAACGAGGCCTGTAGTCGCACCAGCACCGGGTATGATGCCGATTAATAGTCCATACAAAGTCCCGCCCAATAGAGCGATAATTTCATTCATAGGGGATAGTGTGTGTTAATGAACTTCCTAAGGAGCGTTACTAACACTTGGTAGGTAAATATATTTATTGTATTATATAATTTAGTCACAAAAAATGGCAAAATTATTAATATTTCTATCAAACTTTATAATAATGTTATCATTTGTTTTTTCAAATTTATAAAAATAAGTTGCCCATACATCTTGATTCATTAAATGTAATGAACTATTTTCTATATTAAAACAACCTATAATACCTAATAACATTGCACCATATTTGCCATTAGGTAAATTATTATTAATTTTCCACTCATAATTTGTTGTAGGATTATGCATGTCAAATTTAATAACATTTCTTAATATAGTAGTCGTTGTTTTTAATGCAGAACTATATAATTGCATTAATAATCTATGTTTATCAGATTGTTCAGTGATAAATGGTCTAACATTATACTTCTGTTTTCCAAAATTTAGATCAAACAAATCACATGTGATGGAATAATTATCATCAATATCTTTAACTCCAGTTTCCATTTCAATGATTTTATTATTATGACTATCTATTATTTCAAACATTTCTGTATCAGTAAATAAAGCAAATGAGCCTAATAACGTATCAGGTATTAATACAGCATGTCTTGTTGATTCATTGTATTTTATTAATCCATATAATTTACTAAGATCTATTCCAAAGAAATTACTTGTTATAAGTTCACTTACTATTACGTCTATCTTGGGTAGTTTATCAATTAATTCTTGATCAAATTCAGCATGAATTATAGTATATTTTTCTTCAGGTATATTTGCTTTTTGAAATATTCTTCCTGCCATCTCACAACAATCAATATTATGATCAATCATATATACATGCTTCGCACCAGAATGAATAGCAAATAAAGAAAGTACCCCGGATCCAGTTCCTATATCCAAACATATTTTATCATTACAAGAACTTTTTATTTGTTTATAATACCAATTATTCCTGTGACGATTAGTGAATAACATTTCATGATTATATGTTGTTACCATGTTTCAAAAGGTTCTATTCTATAATCTTTATCTACGGCATCTCTTTCTGAATAAAGAATTGTATTAACTGTTACAATATATCTTTCATCTGTATGATTTTTTCTAATCCAATGATTTAAGTAGCCAGGCCATATATTCATCATTCCAGATTTGGGTTGAATCTCAAATTCTTCAATTCGATACTCGTCCATATTATCTGTTCCTATATGATCAAGACCTTTCCTATATGAATGACTAGCTACTATAGCCTGAGTACTTGGATGCTCAAATACTATTGGAGCTGAATCTTCATCAACATATGGATACCACGCTCCCACAATCACCGCACCAGGATGAAAATGCATTTTAATAGAATCTAATTTCTTATACGACACAAACCAACTGCTTGATATTAGAACTCTAGGTAAATTAAACTTAACACAGTGCTCATCAAATGCAGTTTGAAAAGTTAACCACAGTGGGTATAACTCAGGAATTGATAATAATTTTTTATCAGATAATAATTTAGTCATCTCTTGTTTTTCATAATAATCACCCATCATTTCTATAATACGATCCGTACATACATGTTTTTTGATAAATCTAGTACTAAATGGTATTTTAAAAATCTCTGGATAATTTACTTCTTCTTTATTAAACTTTTCTAACTTTAATACTTTTCTATATGGATATAATGGCATAGTAAAACTTATTTCAAGTTCAGGATTTTCTGTATGTACTGAACCCACCAAATCTGTGCAACCTATTATTATAATACTGTTAGCCGAAATACTACGTATATTAATACAACACGAAAGTTCTGTGTCGGTAAATACAACTCTTATTTTATGTGTGCTTGTTGTATCGCGGTCGTTATGGTTGTCCAATTCAACTATAAATTTATAACAACTGCTGTCTGCCCCGCTCTCATTTTTAGGAACATCATTTCCTGCTTTAATTCCAGTCCATTCTGGCAATAGAGTATTAACCGTCTTCTTAATCTCTCGCACTTCTATGTTCTCTTCGATCAATACATCATCAAAAAATATTGACATTCTTGGATATTGATTATTTTCAACACCATATTCTTCCACAAATATTGCAATAATGTTATCTTCTAGCGCCATAATTATTTCTTTGACCAAACAAAATACATTCTTTCTTTGTAATCGTTTCTCAAATCTAATACATCTACTTTTAAAAAGTCAGCACAGTTAATTATAAATGTTGGTGTCCATTCATAAAAAGATATCCAACTGGATTCTGTTGGTATATGCGTTAGTCCTGGGTTTACTCTAAAATATATTTTACCACCAGGCGTTGTTAATTTTACTATATGCTCTAACTCTTTTAATATTTTATCAGTTGATCCAAAGTTAATTGAACCTAAGCACATAACTACATCAAATGTTTCAGAAGGATGATAATCTAAAATACTTACTTTAATATCTGCGTGACTATTATATGGGTCAATACCTATTAGGTTGTCTATTTTACTTTTAAACTCGTTATAGCCACAGCCAACGTCTAACACACTACGTGGTTTTAAACTATTAATCTCATCCACTAATGCTAATCCACTGTGCTTATATTTTTTAGTTTCAGACTGCCATACATTACTAAAGTATTTTTCCAATACTTTGTCATCAATTTTATTAACTAATTCGCCAGTATTGTCAAAACTAACATCCTCAACCCATACGTCAAACATACCTTGTATAGACTGCCGTAGTTTGTGATCATCTCGCAAGATTTGAGGAGATGTTTTAAACATATCCTCTAATGCATTAAGTATTTTTATATTCATTTATCCCACAAATTTTTATCAACTGTTTGTTTTAAATACTTTACTCCAGATGTGCCTCCAGTCCCAGGCTTATCCCCTATAATGCGTTCTACAGTTTTCATATGATTAAACTGCCATTTTTTAAACGCATTTTCTACATCGCATAACGCTTCACGTGGAAATAAACTTGTATTTGGACAACATTTGCTGGGTAAATCTCTCAATAACTGTTCTACTTCTATATATTGTGTTGATTGTTTGCCTGACGCTGAGCCTAGTGTGCTTCTAAATCTCTCGTAGTCTTGTGGGGTAAGTGTTGCTATAATGTCCCACAATGTATTTAAGTGATTGAATATTTTGGCAATGCGTTTTAGATCTGGATTAGTAGCAATGCTTAATTCGCGTATTAATACTTTAAACCATAATTCGGATGCTTGGTGTGCAACTATAAACATCAGTTCATTGCGATCCGATGTTATTGTGTTTTGTGAATTTAATATTGTATCTAGATCTAAATAATCGCCATAATTCATATTACGCACACTTTAATATCTTCTGCCTTATAACTTTGGTGTACACCTTCTATAGGACACTTTATATTTAACAAATTGCACGTATCAAAACTGTCTATCGCATTAAATTTTGCTTTATTAACTGCCATAAATGCTTTAATATTTTTATTTTGTAAAGCAATCTCTGCCTTCATCTTTTTCTCGTTTTCATACCATTCATAACTAGGATACGAGATTTCAAATCCGCCTGCCTGCATCCACCAATCATAGCATTTCTTGTTTGTTCTATACGTCAAAACTATTTTGCTATTAGGCCATTCTGTTTTTATATATTGTAAATTGTGTGCTAATGTGTGGCTTTTAATAATCCTGTATTTGTCTCTGCGTAAAATACCACTAAATGCTTTATTAAACTCTGCTTCGTTTTGTTTTTTATTGTGCTTATCTATGCTATCAAACCAATTACCAAATTCCATACCTGGATCAAAATAAGAGCCACTGTGTTTTGCTTTATAATCACTAAGTTGTGGCCCGCCTAAATATTCACGGTGGGGAGCGGCGTCTGTTTGATCTATATCAACAGATTCGTATATATGAGCGGCAACACTACTCCAACGTGATCCTGGCGCTCCTACTAAGAAAATATAACTCATATATTAAATTCATCCTTTATGCTTTGTGGTGTTACATACAACCACCTACCAATTAGAAGTTTACAAACTTGTATCTGATGTGCTGTTAATTCTCTATTAATAAATTTTTCAATATGTTCCTGCCAAGTCCCTTCCCATATAGATTCTATAGGAAACATGTTCAATTTATTCTTATAATTATTTAATATATCCGTTATATAAATATTTCTTTCAAAATTTCCAGTGTATAAATCTTCATAATTTATTTCACCACACACTTTTTCATCCTCACATAATCTAAGAAATTTATATGGTGTAGTTACAAACAGAACTTTACTTGGATCAAATAACAAGTCTGATAATTTAATAATATCCATAATATTATCTCCGTCATATATCCACGGTTCTTCTACTGGTTCGCCAGCGGCTATACCCCATAAAGGGTTGCTGGCTTGCCGCCGTATTATGTAATTACAGTGATAATATTTTACTCTCATTCTAAAATCTGCTACACTGTATAGTTTAGTATCTTTATTGATAGTTCTTTGCAATAATTCATGTACATCTTTTTCTAATAAAAAACCATCAAAATGATTTTCATACAAATCATAAAAAGAATTACACAATATTCCTATATCAGGCGGAGTTAATTCATGATTTTTCCATTCAAGTGGCTTATTTTTTAATGTCAATGGAAATCGATTTAAAGCATCTACCGCATGTGATGGAGATTTGGATTTGCGCTGATCATGCGCTAGTTGTAATAACCAGGAAACCAAAAAACCACCAGAGCCACCTTGATAGCGCACTACAAACTTACGTTCCATGTGAATATTTATTCGAAGAGCACCCGAACAAATCGTATTAGTGATATTTATATTCCTGTTTGATCGAGTAGTCGCAAATCCTCTGATAACCAATCAATAGGCCGAGCATGCCAGTGTAAATGATCTGGAATACTTCGTTGTTTTTTATCTATATAATAATTGCCTGATCCATATTTCTTATCACCAACACATGTTAAAGCATATTCCATCTCATTGTAATCTTTAACAGGTATAGACATCGTGTGCGATGCCCGCCAAACGACCATAGGCACCACACACGACATGCAATCTAATATGATCCAACGTGGATCATGATCTTCATATAAATGAATTATTGTATGCAATTTGCATAATTCACACGTCATTATTCATCTCCGTAAATTCGTAGTACCTCCTCTACAACGACGTGGCGTCTTATATCTCGGTTATTAAAATGAACCATATCTATATGCCTACATTCATTATACCTCTCAAGTAAATCTTGAAATTCGTATAATCCATTGTCATGGTATCTATCACTTTGGTCCAAATCTCCTGTAACTACCATACGGGAATCATCACCTATTCTTGTTAATAACATTTTCATTTGATTTCGTGTAGCATTTTGCATCTCATCTGCGATAATAAATGCTCTTTTAAATGTTCGTCCTCTCATATATGCTAGTGGAGATATTTCAACAATACCTTCATCTATCATACGTGATATGTTTTTTGGTGAATAATACTCTTGAAAGATATCAAAAATTGGGCGTGTCCATGGTTCCATTTTTTGTTGGATAGTGCCGGGTAAGAAGCCATGTTGTTCGTCAACTTCTACTGCTGGGCGGGTTAGTACAATTTTATCTACCTTGTTTTCTGAGTATGCTTTAAGTGCGGCTAAACATGCTAACATTGTTTTGCCAGTTCCTGCTGGGCCACATGCAAATACTATCGCATTGGCTGGATTAGTTAATAAGTTGATATAATCTTGTTGATTAAGTGATCTTGCTTTTAGTTTTATGTTTGGTTTTTTTAGTGTGTTTTTTGGTTTTCCATAATATTTTTCAAATTCAATAATTTTTTCGTCCATATAGTCGTAATGTGTGCTACGGCGTTTAGGACGACTTTTACGTTTTGACATAAGTCACCTCGCTTGCAAAGTTATTTCACACTCCACATTGTGTGATACAAATATTTAATATTAAACCCATACAATAATAACATCGTAGTTTATTCCAATAAATATACAGGCAAGTGTGATTCAATAACGATGACAGATGATGAATATGATGCGGTGTACTCACTGCTGAGAGAAGGACTTAATTCAATTCCGTTTAATCAACGTGTGCATTCCGGGTCTTGGAAAGAACTATTAGCACATATCAGTCTTAAGCATACTAATCCAGGAAAGTGTCAAACCTGTGATCACAAGTGTCATGGTTATGCTGGTGTAGGCGAACGCGTCAGCGGCCATTGCGGAAGTGATAATTGCGATTGTAAAAATTGTCGCTGTAATTTGTGTCAGCTTAAATACGGTAGAGGGTTTAGTAATTTAACTATCCCTATAAAATAATTATGTCAGTATATAACGAAAAAAATAAAAATACTTACTGCCCAGTTCCATGGCGTGAACAAATGGTAGATTCTAATGGTGAAATGAGACTATGTTGTATTGCTCAAAATATTATAACAAATGACGATGGTACTAATGTAAATATTTCTACTGATTCTCTAGAAAAAGTATGGAATAACAAGTACATGCAAGATGTTAGAACAGCAATGTTAGATGGTGTAAAAATTGACGCGTGTCATAATTGTTATAAGCATGAAGAAGATAGTGGATACAGTAATAGATTAAATGAACTTGAAGATATTCAAAATATAAGCGCAGGTGTTAAAAGGCTGAAGGAATATGATCATTACACAGCAGACTTCCCAAGTGATATTATCACAGATTTAAGACCTGATATTTATGATATACGATTTGGTAATTTATGTAATCTTAAATGTATTAGTTGTAGTCCAAATTATAGTTCAGAATGGTATGAAGAAGTTAGAAAATCTCATAATACTATGCAAATAGAGTTTGATGGTAATAAAGAACAAATAGATGCTGAATTCAAAAAATTAGGTGATTGGGGGAATTTTGATCATGGTACGGCATGGGATGACTCGGAAGTAAATCGTATTATTGTTAATAACAAGAGTGGTACTTTTGAATGGGTAAATAATACCAAAGTATTTGAAAACATATTAGAACAAATACTTAAATCAGATACTAAAAGAATATATATCACTGGTGGTGAGCCAACGATAACACAAGGCAATTATAAATTATTACAAGCACTAGTAGATAATAACGTAGCTAAAAATATACAAGTGTGGTGTAATACAAATTGTACAAATGCCAATCTAAAATTTTATAATTTATTAGCACATTTTGGTGATGTTAATTTAATGTTAAGTATAGACGGAGTAAGTGATGCGTTTGATTATATCAGATACCCAGGAAAATGGACACAAATAGAAAAGAATATTAAAAAAATTGTTGACTTTGTTAATGAAAATAAACTAAAACATTGGAATGTATCATTAGTACCAGTTATACAATTTTTAAATTTATTTGATTTAGAAAACTTAATCGAATACTATTACAGAATGCTTTTATTAAGTGATTATGGTCCAAAACAAATTCGATTTATGCCAATAACTTTAGATGGACCACGATATTACCGTATTCAAAATGCTGAATTGTCTGTTAGACTAGAAATAAATGAACGTCTACAATCAAAATATTGTAGCAAAGAAATAATAACAGACCGTGTTTGGCCTGAAATTAAATCGGGCGAAATAGACATTTATGATACAGTATCACAACCATTACTAGAATGGCTTAGAATTTTAAATCTTACATTAAAACAAGAAGCAAATGATGAAGAAAGAGATAATATTCCTGACTATAGAAAACAAATATTAGCGAATCACGAGTTTTATAAGAAATATAGAAAAATCAGCCATTTAGAAACATGGTTTACTGATACATATAACAAACTTACCATATCATAATATACATAAAGTAAATAAATACGTCGGGAGATGAAATATGGCGGATAATTCTATGAATCGTCGCTCTAGCGACAATTCTATAAACAAGGGACTTATACTATCAATGGCAGTGGCCTTTTTAGTTCAAGCAGGTGGATTCATTTGGTGGATGTCTGGATTAAATTCAGAAGTAACACGACTTGCAAGTATACAAGGTCAAGCAATACCTGCATTGGAAGCAGAGGCACAGAAATGTGGAATCGCGATTCATAACAATATACAAGCAATTAAAGACATACAAGAAAACGAAGAGGCCATTTCAGGACTAGACGTTTTAGGCTTTAAAGTTGATCAACTCAGAGAAGAAATTAGAACATTACGTGAAGTTGATCGAGAAATTATGAAACAACATGAAAAGATATTTGAGTGGATGGCACAGAATAGTAGTAGCCGTGGTAGTGGTGGTTATAATTAAGAGTTAATTTGAGATAACTCTACAAGTGTTGCACTTAAATTAATCTCTGGATCAGCGGCTAATGTGTGATTAACTAATCCCTTACGTATAATTAAAATTGCTTTATCCGTGCCGTCAGGATTATCTGACCACAACTCCAAATTATCATACATCCAACGATACATGTCGTCAATCTCATCTGGGCGTATTTGCTTACACAATAATTCACGTGCCTCTCTATACTGACCTTTTTTAACTAACTCTACCATATCAATTTTATAGTCACTAATGCCAGCATCTTCACTATGCGGAGATACAAGTTTGCCTGTAGTGCTATTCATTTGTAGTAAGTTAATACACTTACGCAAATCTGGATAAGTTGCTTTTACATAATTGTCTAACACATCAAGTTCAAACTCAACGCTTTCCTCCAACATTATGTGTGCTACTCTCGCAGTAAACTCTGTTGGATCAATTTTATCAATGTGAAAGCCTTGACATCTACTGTGTAATGCTGGAATAACTTTATGTGGATAATTACAAGTTAAAATAAAACGTGCTGTGTCGTGATATGTTTCCATAACACCACGCAATGCCGCCTGTCCGTTGGGAGACATATAGTCTGCCTCATCAAGCAATACAATTTTAAATTCACCAAATGGCAATGTGCTAACAAAGCCTGTTACTTTATCTCTAATACTATCTACAGAGTTTTCCCTACTAGCATTAATCTCTAGCATATCATATTGGTCAATGTCAAGTGCTGTAATTAGTATTTTTGCCAACGTTGTTTTGCCAACACCAGCCGCGCCACTAAACAATAAATGTGGGATTGCCCCACTTTTAATCCAACCCTTAACTTGTTTTCGTTGACTTTCATCACGAAATACATAAGAGTCTATGTCAGTTGGCCTGTATTGTTCAGTCCACAGTTTTTTCATTAGTGCCTAGGAATTTGTCTATGTGATCTTTGTAATTTTGATAATAATAATCAAAGAGAAAGTCATAATCGTCTGATATATCATGTATCTTGCTACGCCGCAATATCTTTTTGTTTTCTAAATCTAATACAACGGTAGCACTAATAAAATCTTTATCTCGTAATTTATTTGTTATGCTTACCTTCTCATCATATACTAGGTTTTCTTTAAGATAACCTTTCTTTGACGTTTGACTAGGATCTGCTGGTTTCCCTGCATATTGAATTACTAAAAATTTACCTTTCATATGCTTATTATACTACTCATCTAGGCATTTGTCAAATATTATACACTAGTATCAATTACTGTATTTTCACCAATGCCATATTGTTCATGTTCTGGTGGACGCTCATCACTTATAAGTAAAATTTCTTCTGGGTCAACCATTCGTATAGTTTTTTCTTCGCCATCTACTGTGCGAACTTTTAAACCACGTGTCCAACGGCCATGTTCAACAAGTATCCATTGGCCCTGCGATACTTCATGTTGTAGCGGGCCAATGCGGTATACTTTCCCCCAACGTGGACGAATGCCACGTTCTATTGCGTTATCATCTGGAATAACAATGCCAGTTTTAGTGATAGTTTCACCAGTTTTTAATTCTTCTACAACAATTCTATCTTGAATTGCTCGCAACTCACCACTTAATTGATATGTTGAAAATAATTGAACATCATTCCATTCCATTTTGGACTCCTTATCCTAAATCGAGATTATCCAACGCGCCTGTAACCGCCTTAGGTAATTTTGCTTCTGCTTCTGCTTTTTCTTCTTGAGCCTTATTTTTTGCTTTGGCCGCCGCCTTTTTGATTTTCTTTTCTAAAGCAGACTGCGTTGCCTCATCAGCAACAACAGTTGGGTCTGCTGATATAGCAGGTGGTGCCGGTGTTTGCTTCGGTGTTGATGATACTTCCGGTGCTGGTTGCTCTTCAACACTCATTGCTGGTGTTACAGTTGCTGGATTTTTTAAATCATCTGGAATTAAATCTTCAGTAATGGACCCTATTGGTTGAGACTTTTGTACAGCATTTGGGTTATTTGAATAGTATTCTTGAACTAGTTCAGAATTGGTCCGTATTACTTCGCCCCCTGGGCCTATTTCATCACCACGAGCATTTACTGGATTATTACCAACTGCTATCGCCTCTTCATTATGTAGCAACATTGCTTCCATATCAAGGTGTTTCCCGGCGGCTGTTCTGTAAGTTTTTCGTCCTGTATTTTGTGCCATTTTAATTTTTCCCTCACATTATATACATATATTATATTTATTTAAAGAATTCATCTGGTGATAAATTATATTTTATACTGTCAATCTTATGAATACCTAACAAATATAAAACATAACTTGCCACACTACTACCCCTACCTACACCCCATACTATATTATTATCACGCATAGTGTCTACAAAATACTTTAAAAAACACAAAGCATCAAAGAAATCTATCTTCTGATACTCTAATAGTTCAAGTCCTACACGTTGCAATTCTGCATCAGTTTGACATAGATTTAACAAATATTCAGCAATATCTAATTCTTTATACTCTTGAGGCATATACCAGTTTTGCTGATATTGTTTATCAAATTCTTCAACACTAACATTTGGCTCTGTATATTGTTCAAGTTTTTCATTGGGCAAATACAAATTAGCAATCGCATCATTAAACTTCTCAACATCAGTGATGTTAAGTTTAGTTAAATCAACGTTGGGATTATTGTATAAAACGTTGACTACTTCCTTTTCATTTAATACGTAATCGCCAAATTTATTCATCATTAATTTTTATTTACATCAATTAATTCGTCATACTTCTCTTTACCTTCTTCCATAGATTTTGCATGTCGACGGGTCATTTCTTCTTGGTATTCATTTAATATTACGACCATTTGATTTATAGCACTAAACATACCCGCAGAACTTGCTTGCCCCATTTTAGAATTTAATTCATTTATTTTTGCAAGCAATTCATCATCAGAAAGATCAGTTACGCCTGTTACTAATGGATTATACATATTTAATTACCTCACAGTTTACAATTAGGTTTATCAGTTAATTGGTTTTGAAATTTATTCTTCCATTTATTCAAATAATTACTATACCATGAAGGTATATATAAACCCGAGTCAGTTATTAATTCTTGTTCAATAATCATTGCTTGATATTCTAGTAACGCAACACATAAAGAATAACTACCGCGGCGCGTCAGTCCGTGTCTATGTTGAACATAATGTACTACTTCATGTATTATACTGCCTACGTCATATGCATCATCAAGTAATAAAGTTTTTTTAAGAATTAATGTGCTTCTACCTATATCATAATATGATTCTACTGCATCCTTTTGCATACAATCTTTAAATTTTATACTAGTAACACTTTTAGATTTAGTTTTACACCAAGAATGCTTTATTTCGTCTGCATGTCTTAATTCTATATTCCACGAAACATCAAATTCCACAGGAGTAGGAAATCTACCTTCCAATTTTTTAATTGTATTCTCAACAATATTATAAATTTTTATACCATTTGTCGGATCGCTTATATCTGACCAAGATGCTGATGGTATCATTATACATAGAAGTATTGCGAGTATATATTTCATTAACATATTATACTACAGAAAGGGGCAAATGTCAAGCAGTCAAAGTGCCCAGCACAGCCGAATCAGTCACTTTTTCCGATATTTGATCTATATTCTCAACATCTACCACTAATAACATACCCCAGCCACAATTAAACACACATTCAAACTCGTGTTTGCTCATATTCATGGGAAAATTTTGGGTAGAAGTGAACAATGCTGACCACCAGTCTTTTAATTCAATATTGATATTGTAATTTAAGTGATCTGGCAGTATTCGAGGCAAATTACCGTGAATTCCACCTCCTGTAATGTGAGCCGCACCTTTAATAAGTGGTAAAATGGGTAAAACATCGTCAGTATAAATGCGAGTTGGTCTTAAAATGTTTATATGATAAATTCCACCATATAATTGACGTAACAAACTATATCCGTTACTATGTGGGCCACTGCTAGGGATACCAATGATAACATCACCTTCTTTCATTAAGTCTTTTTTAGGTAACTCATCTATAACAACGCCCATACAGAATCCAGCAAGGTCAAACTTATCCCCTTCATATACGTCAGGCATCTCAGCAGTCTCGCCACCAACTAATTTACATCCTGCTAATTCACATCCTGTTTGTATACCAGATAGTATTTCTTTACTTTTTTCTAAATTAAGACTACCCATTGCGTAATAGTCTAAGAATGAATGAGGTTTTGCGCCGTGACATAGAATGTCGTTGGCACACATAGCAACTAAATCAATACCAATGGTATCAAAAACGTTTAATTGCTCTGCTACTAGTATTTTTGTTCCTACGCCGTCGGTGCTGAGGACTATTTTAGTGTCGCCGAGATTGATAACGGCTCCATAGTCAGAAAAGCCAAGTTGTTTAACTAATTGATCTGCTTTAGCAATGTCTACACCGGCGTCTTTGTAGGCGTCGGTCATAATAGATTCCTATAAGTTAGTATTACCTATATTCTTCAGCCGATGGGGTTTCATCATGTGCGGATCTTGGGCCCAAGAACATTTTTCCAACAATACTTTCTACTTCGTCCCATGATGTTATTCCGGCATCCCCAATCACACGGCCATCACCATCTTCAATCTTCCAAGTACCATTACCTATATCAGTGACTGTAGCAAAATGAGTGCCGGTATCTTGTTCTTTGAACCAAAAGAATTGCGAATTCGGACCACCACGGCCAACTGACCATGCTCCTCCACCAAAAGCATCATCTGGTTCCAGATCGTCATTTGTTATACCCAAATTTTCCCAATCACCGGATATCATAGCTTCTTCTATTGGTAAGCCTGCTAATTCTCGTAATTTTGTTATATCTAAAACTTTCATAATTTTAACCTATCTAGATTCTATTATACATTATAATAAGGAATCTTTGCGTTAGCACCGTTAATCTCAATCAATAAGTATCCTGCAGGGTCAGTTGGTAACGAAGATGCCGCACCTGTTGTTGCAGAAGTTGTCACATATGTTGCCGCATGAACTGCTAGTTTAATTCCACCTGTACCATTTGGTGCAAGTGCAAGAGCCTCATTAGTATTGTTTGTTGTTATGGTAGCATCAGTGCCATTACCATCAATACTAATTTTCCCAGTACCGTTAGGATCTAAAACAATATTTTGGTTGGTGCCAGCAGTTTTAATTGTGCCGTTACTACTACTTGTCATCTCAATATCAGCATCAAACACAATGTCACCTGCATTTGAATCTAATTTTAAATCTCCTGACGAGGTAGTAATTGTTGGTACGGTACCACCAATTAACAACGTGCCTGAGCCATTCGGATTTAAAGCAATATTTGCATTTGATGAAGCAGGTGTTTGGATTGTCGGAGTACCAGCAGTTGTTAATTCTAACACATCGGTTTGTAATGAATTCAAACCAAATACATCAGCGTCTAAATTAACTGTAAATTTGTCAGTATCAACGTTTACACTAACATTTGTACCGCCTGAAATTGTAAGTGTATCGCCTGTATCAATTTGTTCTTGTAATGATATTACACCACCTGATGTGTATGCTGTAAACGCTGAGCCATCGGCAGTTGTTGTTAATCCTAAATCAGTGTATAGTTGAAACGTTGTTGATGTTACCCGTTTGGCATAGTACGTGTTACTATTCAGTTCTGTCATACCTACAACACCGGCAATCGAAATCTTGGCACCATCGTCTAGATCATATTCTTGGAATTTGTCAACTTCACCGCCTGAGATGTATGCACCATAACCAGTACCATTAATACCATTTGATAACCAGATATCAGTATACAAAGCAAACGTAGTAGAATTAAGAACATCAACGTAAAAATCAAGATCATTTAGTTGTGTCATACCTACAACGCTTGTGATTTGAACTCTATCTCTATCTGACAAGTTGTGAGTGCCTGCTGTTATTACTACTGGATTTGCTTGTGTAGCAGCTGTTATACTTCTTGTTGAACCATCAGATGTTGTAATTACTACTGGATTTGCTACCGTAGCACCCATCATTCCGATAGTGACACCATGGCGCAAAGGAATATTTGCAATTGACCCACCTGCGACAGTAGCATCTACGTATTGCTTTGTCGTCAGGGAGTTGGCACCATGTCCTGCACGGTCCTTATAACCTGCTGGAACCGTTACTGTGCCTGTACCATTTGGTGCAAGTGCTAATGCTTGGTCAGTAGTTGATGTTGAAATAGTCGCTGTTGCGCCACTTAAATCAACTGTACCTGTACCATTTGGTGCTAGTGTTAAATTACCATTGGTGTTTGTTGTGGCAACTGTACCAGCATCAAAACTTAAATTATCTGTAGCAACTACACCGGTTCCGTTTGGAGTAAGTGTAATACCACCGTTTGTATTAATAGCACTAATTGCATTACCTGAAACTTGCAAGTTACCTAGTGCTGAATCACTCTGTGTTTTATCTTCTACTAGCACAATTGTGCCACCATCTATTGAACTAAAATCGTAAATGTATGTTCCAGTTGCTGGAAAAGTAATTACTAGTGAACTAATCCCTTGGACAGTCGTTGCACCTAATGTAACAGCCGACGGCAAGGTTAGCGTATGTGCTACATTAGCAATTGTAACAATAAAACGCATTCTGCCACCTTTTCCTGACGCTGGCCAGTTACTAAATGCTAATGTGCCGCTTGCATTTAATGTAGCAGTATGGATTATTGCTGTTGCGTGGTCTAATGTTACAGCGCCACCAACTGTGCCTAATGCATTTACTACATCGGCATTATTTTTCATTAATGCTTCACTGATTGTACCAGTAAAGTTAAAATCGTTCGTTGCACTTAACGTAACTGAAGACGTTTGTAACGTCTCTATTTCCGTCTTTGCCGCCGTAAAATTTGTTTTTATATTTGTAAAATTGTCTCTAAATCCTTGACTGTCATTATCTTGACCAGCTACTGGATATGTTCCGTCAATATTACTAGGGTTTATTGAACTTGCCATTTATTCATACACTCCTGTCTGTGGGAATTTCAAGTATTTATCGTTTTCTCCAACTTTTGAATATGTTCTCGGTGCATACTTTCTATAAATCACGTGATATTTTACGTTATTTAATGGTATTGTAGTATACTCTATTTGGTTAAATTGCGCCACATAATCTTTAACTGGTGTTAATAATAGATCTGTACCTATAAATTGTCCACCCGACGTATATGCTGTATACCCTGTACCATCTACCGCAGTTGCTAATGCTACGTCTGTATATAAAGCAAATGATGTTGAATCAATAACATCTACATAATATATATTACCATTCAATTCAGGCATACTTCCTAAATCATATATAAATTCATCATATGAATAACCATAACCTGGCAAATTGACAATTTGTACTTTTGTACTATCAATTAAATTATGTGCCGTGATTGTAGTAATTACTACAGGATTAGCTTGTGTGGCACCAGAAATATCACCACTAAATCCTGGATTTGTAACATGTATCTCAGCAGAATGATTTACATAATGATTTAATGTAAATTTCTTTGTAGAGCCATCACCTGTAATTGTTTGTATAGCATCTATAAACTTCATATCTTTATTATCAATTGTAGTTGTTAATGAATCAAAAGTTGTTTCTTTCCTTGCGGCATAATAACCAGTATCTATATTAAACGATTGTGTTAAATCAGTATCCCACTCATATCTGTCAACCTCAAATAAAAATTTATTTGGATTAAATTTGGATCGGTTAATTAAAAATTTAATACGCTCTGCATTACCTGGTTCTACATACACCAATGGTACTGCTAATTTATGTTGTAAAATACTACCATCTGTTTGTTCAGTTGACATCCAACTAGGTAATGATTTTGCTTCGCTTACTACTTCGCCAACATTTGTTTTTAAAGTTGCTCTCATATTTTTAAAACTATTTGGATAGATATCATACGCCTTGTCCCAAGTTGTCATATCTACTGTATAATCTGGCAGGCCGGGCCCATCTGTTATACTAGCTCGTATTTTTTCACTAGATGCAAATACTGGGGCAAAATCATGTATGCTACTTGTATTTAAATCTAACAAAGTATCTGTTGAAGAACTGATTTCTATTATTTCATAATATATAACTTCATATTCTACTTTGCCATTTACATAAGATCGCGCACTTTTAAGATCTCCAAAACGTAATTGTTTAGTATAATGATACTTTTCCATTATTGTCATATAATCTTTAAGATATTTTGGATTTAATCCTGATTTGACAAGTATTTTAATATCACGTTGTAAACCAAACTGATCATCATTTTTTCTATATAATGATGCCTGATCAAATGTGTTAAAATCTGATGTAAAATCTTCCCAATTTGCTCTATTTGCTAAACTAGGTTTAGCAACACAATATAAATTCTGCCATGGTTTAAATGCTAATGATTTAACTGTAATTGAATAATTTTTAAATGAACTTATACCCAATCCACCAGCAATGTCACCACGACCAATTGCACCAGAGCCGCCGCCACCAGTAAAAGTAATAGTTGGTTCATGTGTATAGTTGTCGCCTCCCGCCGTTACTGTAATCGCATTAACAGCACCACCAGATACGGTACAAGTTGCTGTTGCTTGCCCACCGCCACCGCCAGCAATAGTTACAGTAGGTGCTGACGTATAGCCGGTTCCACCATTAAGTACAACAATACTTGTTAATGGGCCAATTGCACTATATGCTTCTACTATAAATTCATAGTTACTATCCCACGATGTTATAGCAGTAGAATCTGTATCTACAAACGTTGTGGTTGCTTGATCAAACATTGTATTATTACGAAAAGTAGTTCGTCCTAATATTGAGCCATCTTGCGATACTCTTAAGCCTTGTGGAAGTTCACCAGCATCTTTTGATCGCTTCATTCTAATGAATAGTGCTGAACCATCAGGTGCTGTTGCGTTAATTTTTAACTTACAAGATTTGCCTGCATTTATTGTTCCTAAACTTGTATATGCCATAATTAACCCCAAGTGACCTCAGTATCTGCCGCGCCTCGCACAGTCAAAGTATACTCAATCCAGTCACCATAAATTGTTAAATCTTTATAATAAAAATCTTCATCAAGATTTTTTGCTCTAATTGAAAAAGTATATGTTGTAGAAGATGCTGTTGTATGTGGTATAGTGCCATATATAATACACGAACCAACACCGTCATTAGCATTAGTTTCATATACACCATCAAATGTTGTACCTTGTGGTAGATTACCACTTTGCTCAAAACTAATTAAAGGTAGGTCTTCTAATAATTTCCCTTCAAACAATTCAATATAAAAATTACTATGCCTAATTGTACCAACTGATCCTGCTGGCTTTGTCATATATGGTCTAGCAAAAAGATAATTGTCACACAGCCACATTGTACTAGTACTATCACATGTAATATTATCACCAAATATGTCTTGATGAGTGTCAACTCTCGCTTTAGCAAGAGCATGTACTCTATAACTGAACTGTCTATCTACATTAGTATTACCATCAGTTACTCTAATAACAAAGTTAAAATCTTGTGATACTGTTATTTTAGAAATTCGTCCAGTTATTACACCAGTTGTGCTCATAATTAAACCAGCTGGTAAACTACCTGAATGTATACTATAAGTCAACACATCTAAATCTGAGTCAGTTGCCGCCAATGTTGTAATAATTTCTTGCCCATCATGAACATCTGCTAATTTTCCTGCCGCCGTAGACCAAATTGGCGCGTCAGGACCAGCAACAGTTAAACTAAAAGTTCTATCGGCTAATAAAGATTCAGCATCAGTTATTCTAATAACAAAAGTGCTTGTAACATTATTAGCAACTTCGTATGGAACACCTTTTAATAAACTACGTTGTGTAGGTATTCCATCAATAAGTCCAGTTGGTGCTAATGCTACGCCGCCAGGTAATTTACCGGCAATTAACTTAAATGTTAATCCAGTATTATTTGAGCTTTCTTCAGGATCTCGCCCAGTTAACTGAAGTGAATAAAACTCCATTTCTTGGATAATTCCAAGATCTCCAGCCGTAGTTACCCAATATGGTGCGGCCATTTATTTTACCAAGATGCGTGTGCTGATCTACGCCAAATGCTTGTTGCACCATCATATGCCGCAAAACAAACATAAAAATAACTTGTATCATATGCTGTTTTACCTGCGTAATCGCCGGTAGCACCTACTGCTGTGGCTGGTGCCGCTACTGCTGTTGCGCCATCTGCTTGTAGCATGTATAACTCTAAAAAGTTATCATTTGCTTTATCAAATGCCGTACGTAGTGGATCACCGGTACCGTCATTAGCAGTACTGCCAATTCCAATTGCTTGTCTAGCCATTATTTTCTCCAAATAATTGTATTATTAAGTATTTATACTATCTGGAGTAGGTTCGTTACTGTAGTTATTAATATGTCCGCACCAAGGACAATACCAATCTTTTTCTTTAAAAAAATCTTCTTTGCCAGACTCTGTAGCGATAGACCACCATGCTGAACATTTTTGACATGAGAAATGTACTAATAATTCAAATGATACCACTTAGTACGTACGCCAAGTTGCTCCGTTATAAACGAAGCCAGTTGACTGCCCATTAGTACTAATTACATGGTTTGAAGCAACGCCATTAATTGTATTACCATTACGAGCAATAGTTAAATTATTAGTTGCATATGCACCACCAGCATCCACAAAATATATAGCATCACCAGCAGCTGGCGATCCTGGCAATGTGCATGTGACAATACCACCAACAGTATCTACAGCATATCTACCAGCGGTTACAACAGCTTGTGACGCGGTAATAACTAAAAATCCTGGTTCACCTGTTGCAAGACATCTTACTTCAATATTATCTGTTCCGGTTGGAGGAGCGGCAGTAAATGTTAAAGTTTGTCCACTTACAGAATAGGCTCCTACAGGTCTTTGAACAACACCACTAACACTAACAATAAGGTTATTAGTACTAACACCAGATGTTGTCAAAGTAAAAGCTGTTAGAACACTATTTCCACTAAAACTTTCTGTTGTTACTGATACACCACCTCCACCCAATGCTTGTGCAACGTTAACCCATTGACTACTGCCTGAATTATATTGTAATAATTGATTATTTGCTACACTTGTAATAGTAACGTCATTTAATGCATTAACACTTGATGCGGCAATACGAACATCTGCTCTAGCGTCTGCTCTAGCACTAGTGTGATATAAATTAGTGTTTTCTGGAACAATACTACTGTCTAATACTACGTCAACCCAAGCACTACCATTATGTTTTAAAATATCACCACTGGCGGCGGAAGTAATAGTAACATCAGTTAATGCAGCTAATGTATAATCAACTACTTCAAATACACTAGTGCCACTATTATATTTCAATGCCTTATTAGCACCTACACCTGCTGTGTTTACATTATTTAAATCACCAATATTAGCGGCGGCAATGCGAGCGTCTGCTCGTACATTTGTATAATAAAGGTTTGTGTTTTCTGTTACATTACTTGTGTCTAATGGTTGAAAGGATTTGTCGCCTCTCCAGTATTGTGCTATGGATCCTGCTGTAATTGTTGACTCTTTGCCTGCTAATGCTGATGTTATTGTTGCGGCATAACCAGCATCATCATTAACTGCGGCGGCTAGTTCATTTAGTGTATCTAATGCGGCGGGAGCACCATCAATTAAAGTAGTTATCTTTAATTGTGCTCTTGCATCTGCTCTTGCATCTGTATAATAGAGATTAGTACCTTCATTAACATCTGAAGTTGTTAATACTGCATCTACCCAATTGGTACCATTGTGTCTTATTACTTCGCCTGCGGCGCCTGCTGTAATTACTACATCTGCTAAGTCAGTTAAATTAGAAGCGTAAACTAATGAGGATGGTTCAAATTTACCAGATGAACTATCATAGGCAAGTACTTTACCATTCGCCAAACCACCATTAGCAGATGTATCTACATCGGATAATTGGTTAACATCAAAAAGATATGCTTCAGAAAAATTATCATTAACTTTATCAAATGCCGCTCTTAGCGTATCGCCAGTGCCATCATTTGCTAACGCACCAATATTGATTACTTGTTTTGCCATAATCATATTTATTAAAAAATACATGAATTATTTAACCACGTAGTTTAATACCTGTATGATTTAGTGTAAATAAATATAGAAGGGAGCTTTTATATGCTATTACGCGCTATTGCCAATTCTATTATCGGAGCAAGTTTGTTATTTTTTGGTTCCGTGTCTAGTGCTGGTGACCGTAACGCTACATGGTCCTGGGCAGCTAATACTAATTTAACTTCACAAAGTTATCAAACAACTGAACAATTAGTACCACAAGTTATTAATAGTGTTGTAATAATTACATCAATGGGTGTAAAAGAAGCCGCACCAGGCTCTGTTGAACGAACCACACCTAAACCAGAAGAAAAAACTCCCGAAGATGATAACTCAGTAGATGAATTTCTAGAAGAAGGATCACTTAAATTTACAAAAATAAATAACCATTTATCACCTATGGGGCAAGGAACTGGGTTTTTTGTTAGTAAGAATGTTATTTTAACAAATCACCATGTTATTGAAAAAGGTGTTGCAGATGAATATATTATTACATTATATTCATTCAAATATAAACAGTATAAAGCAAGAGTTATAGCATTTGATGAAAAAACAGATCTTGCCATACTAGAAATTATCGATCCTGATGAAAATTCTAACGCAATTGAACCATTAAAATTTACTAATACAGATAATTGGACACTAGGCGAAAAACTATTTGCTATTGGACATCCACATGGTTTATATTGGACAGTAACTGAAGGCATATTGAGTCATCCACGCAGACGTATTTCTTCACCATGGCAATGGTTAATCCAAACTGACACTTCAGTAAATCCAGGCAACAGCGGTGGTCCGTTGTTTAATATGCATGGTGAAGTTGTTGGTGTTAATGTAATGTTAATTGGTCAATCAGAAGAAGGCAATCCTGTAGATTCAGGTCTTAATTTCGCAGTTAGAAGTGATCTAGCAAAACACGTTGTTGAAGAATTGCGCGTATATAAACGTGTAAGACGTCCACGTATGGGTATGTCTGTGAGAAACCGGCCAGGTGATGATATAGGTATTATTGTTGATGAACTATCAGACGAATCGCCAGCAAGTCGTTCAGACTTATTACCAGAAGACATTATCACATATGCTGATGATGTGCCAATTAATACAACATATGATTTCTTTATCTGGTTTACTCAAAAAAAGCCAGGTGACAAAGTTGTATTCAAAGTGGATCGCATAACCGAAAATAGAGATGGTCCACAAACATTTTCATTAAATATAACTGTATTACTAGAAGAATTACAAGAAGACTAATTTTAAATGTCGTCAGACAGAGATAAACTCAAATATTCTATCTTTTATTTTCCTGGATCAGGAGGTGTTATTGTTAGTTGGTTATTAGCACTAGCTCATGACTATACACTACTTCCTACCGCATTAGCATGTTTTCCGAAAAAATTAAAAGATAATTATTGCACAATTCGTAATGAAAAAAATCAACCCCTGGCTGGATGGATATTTCATGAAAATGTATATAAAGAAAATCCATATTGCACAGCATGGTGGATAAACATGCATGGACCTGAAGAAAATAGAACAACACCAGTGGCATTTGGAAATATACAAAATTTGGCAAGACTTTCTTCTAAACATACTACTAATATATTTTTATTAATGTCTAATAAAGCTAGAACAAGAGCATGTTATGAAAAGGGAAATGTGCCTTTTAGAACTCATGATAATATTAACCACAAAGTCATTAAAAATGAAAAAATAATATATAAAGAAAAACAATTAAAAATTATTAGAGAATTTGATAAAATAGATAATCTTTTTAATTATAATTCAATTTTTCAGGCTCCAGAAAAATATATTGGAGAAATAGAAACAATAATAGATCATCCTTTAACTGATGCTCATACAGAAGCAATAGAAAAATTAGTAAACAGATACATACAAATAACTCCACCAAAATTATTAAAAATTATCAATGATGAGAATAAACTGTCATAGCGACTTCCAACCATTAAAAGAAATTGTAGTAGGACGTTCTTATAATCAAAAATCGTTTGACTTTATAAAAGAACTACGCATTCGTGATCCTTTGAAGCGTATACTAGCAGAAACTGAAGAAGATTTACTAAATTTAAGTGCTGTATTAGAGGAGCATAATGTTAAAGTATATAGACCAGACTCTCCTCCAGTAGAATTAGTACAAGAATATATAGACAATTCTGCAAAACCACCTATTCCTTCATTAGCAGTACGAGATGGATATATTACTGTAGCAAATACCTTATATCGATTTGTATATAAAGAAGAAATGGATAGTATTTTTAGTCTACTAATTGACGGCAAAACATTCGATCCATATAAACGCCCTGATGATTTTAATTCATTAGAACCTATGAATAAAGAAGAACTTAAAGAATTAACTAAGATGGTATTACCATGTACATCATCAAATTCAACAGACAATGCATATAAAAAAGACAATGGAAAATTTATACCAGGAATGAATATAGAACATACTAAAACTATACGAACACATTTAATGGACGCGCCTTGCTTAGTAAGATTAGGACAACGATTAATAGTTGATAATTTTCCATCTTTCCAAAAAAAATGGATCAATAAAGAATTTAGTCAATATACTTTATTTAATACTGACATAAGAGGACATTCAGATGGTGCATTTTGCCCCATTAAACCAGGTTTATATGTACATACGAAAGATTGGGAAAACGAATACAAAAAATCTGTACCTGGATGGGAAGGAATATATTTAGAAGAACAAGCTCACGAGTCAAATGTTATTAAAGGATTTACAGCTATAAAATATAGTAATAAAGGGAAATGGTGGTTGCAAGGTGAAGAAAATAATGACATGTTGATTAAATTTGTTGAAGGATGGTTAGACGAATGGGTTGGTTATATAGAAGAAACAGTATTTGATGTCAACATGTTAAGTATAAACGAAAATCTAATACTTTGCACTAATGAACCACCACAACAAGTTAAAGACGCATTTAAACGTCATAAAGTAGAATATATCATTACTCCTTTCCGTCATCGTTTCTTTTGGGATGGTGGATTACATTGTATTACCTTGGACGTGAACAGAGAAGGCAATTGTGAGGATTATTTTAGATAAAAAATGCCCGGGTTTAGTTGCCGGGCATTTTAATGTAAGTAAATCTCTTTTAACGTCTTCCAGGCCCTAAAGACCTCCGCAGTCGACTATATTATCATTATGTATAGTGTTCTATTTGTTAAAATTTATATTTTGGATACTTCATTGTTATTTCTCTATTAGTCTTTGCCTAAAGATTTGATACGTGACCACTTTTTACTCTCTTCTTGGATTTTTAGTTCTTCTGCTAATAAATTAGCCATATAACCAATATCGCTCATTAAGATGTCTATTTCTGCCTCATTATTGCTTTCTTTAGTTGTTGATTGCTTCTTTTCTACTTCTTTTGCCTTTGTATGCATTACATTTACAAGACTTAAGACATCATTTATAGTATGATACATAGGTACCTCCTAATTGTCTTAATCTGTACTATATTATACAGTATTACTAGTATTTAGTCAAGTTTTGTTCCGCTTTTCTAAAATAAGATTTAACTCTTTAATGCCATCAGATACAGTTTTTTCAAACCAGAATGGAAATATAGAGTGAATAAATCCCGCAAATGCTAAACACTTCAATACAACAACAAACCTAAGAGCATTTTTCATATGCTCAAAATATGTTTCGTTAATGCTATTTGGATGTTTGGTAAAGGGATTTTCCATCCAACTATTTAGTTTTTCTCCACACATTCACCTGAAACTTCTAATTTTATGTCCATAAAACTAATGGATGTATTTTTCTGGTAGGTGAGTTGTTGCTCACATTCTACCCTACTTGCGTACTCTGTTGCTATACTCATTTCGTTTTGCTCACCGTTTATAGTGGCAAGCATAGTTACAACTAATAACCAACTCATGGATTACTCCCAAGGTATTTTAGTTAATGTTTCCAACGCTTGTTGTTCACTTTCAAAGTCAATTTCTTTTCCAGTATTCTTATTAACAAAATAAAATACTTGTTTGCCAGGCTCTCTACCTCGAGCAGATCGTGACCATTCACCTACACCAACAGTTTTAGTGCATAAAAAGCCTTCATTACCATCTGAATCTGTCACTCTCCAACACCAACCGTGATTTCGAACAGGTCCTCTTTTGGCTTCTACTTCATTAAGTTTCATTTCAGCAAGTTCTCTCTGTAATAATTTATTGCGCTCATCTGGCAATGGGCCCGTCATACCTAAACGTGCCCATTCATTGGGCGTGTAGTAATAACCAGGATGATGCTTTAGAGACATAGCCGGGCGTAGTTCCTACTTTCATTAATGACGCTAATTTCTTGTCACCATACATATAGTCATAACTTGATTCTGAAATAACTATCTCGTATTCTGCATCATCATTAGGAAAATACTCTGACCATAAACGAATCGCTTTATTAAGCGTATCCACTTTGTGGATAGTTTCGTAAACTTCCTCCGTACGGGCGTTTACCATTTGTGCGTATATAAGCATAGTAGTATTTATTATCCTATGTACTTTTCGAAAAACCATTCAGTATTAAGTGTTGACGCCAACTCGTGACATACGGAAAGGCCGCCAGTGTAAACATCATTTCCAGAATTTTGATTATAAGTAATCCAATCATTAGCATACGCTTTTTGTTTAGAATCCATATTTCTTTTTACTTGAAATGGACAATCATTTTTTTTATAAGTCATAGTCTTTACCTAATCCTTGTTCTCCGATTTTAATAATATCTAGTTGCCATACACCATCACTATCTTTATACTCAATTTCTACTTCTTGATCACGCAATATTGTGCCTGGGGGTGAAATTATGTCAATCTTAAAATCATCTTTATCCACACCAATTTCTGTTAGAGTTTCAGTTAATAAATCGCTAACCCATTTGGCGTTGCCACCTGGCATATAGTCATATGACTTATTACAACTCGCTTGTCGACATTTACCACCATCACCTGAGCGTTTAACATACATAGATCCGCGACTAGAATCACAGCCTACAAAGTTTAATTGACTTTTAAGAACATCACTTGCTGTCATTCCTGTTTTTGGCTTAGACAAATATGTAGAAGCAAAAGCACCCGGTGCTCCCCACGGATGGGTCCAACCTTCTTCGTGCCCTGGTCGTGCCGGCAATGGTTTAGAAAATGCACTACAAAATGTTTCACCTTTGTCTGGATCCAATAACATGCTTGCCGCAGACATTGTACCACTGCCTATACCTGTACATATTGCAGGGGCATATTTCATAATAGATTCATCTGCTGTACAATTCCACAAACCACAACCATCGGGTATAAATGATATTGTATGCCCTTGTAATTGACTCACCGCATCCTTGCCAAATTCTGCTATAACAGTGCCATCGTTTACTGCAATATTATCCGTATAATCTCCTGTTATAAGTTTAGGTTCTGGTAATCCTGCTTCTATGTTATCTGCTGGATATTTGCCTTCAACTTGGCACATTTCTTCTACACTATATCGTGCTGGTGATGCCAAAATAATTCCTTCGCTTACTTGCGCCCTAGCAACATACCCATTATAAACAGGCAATGCGATGGCCGCCGTAACGCCGATGATAGCAACAACCATCATCAATTCAATAAGTGTAAACCCCTTGCTCATTACAATAGGCCAATTGCCCTCAGCAATGCGCCTTGCTCACCCATATGACTGGGCCAGTTAAGATCTGCTACAACAACAATGCCAACCCACATTGAAACAACTATCACTGTCCACCAAATGCGGGTAACTACTGTATTTGGATTCACTGAAATGCTGGAATTTCTAGCCATAACCTTTCTCTGTTGTAAAAATAAATTTGATCTTCACTTGATGCGCCATTAGGAAAATATTTTCCAATATCTGTTCCTGGACACCAACTGGCTCGCCACTGACCTTTATCCTCTTTAATAATAACTGTAGAGCCAGGGTTCACATTTTCAGTAAGAAAAACATCCATTTCCTCTTCAGTAGGAAAAACTGCTGTATTTGGCCGCCTTCTGATCATACTCATTATATCTTTCCTCTTAAACTATTTCAGCAAATGCTCTCGATACTAATATCAATAATACCAGCAGGAAAAGTGGTATAAAGAATTCTTTTTTACTCATTATATCTTTCCTGTGCGAATTGCTTCTAAGAAGTCTTCCCATACAGGTTTAGCGGCTGTATTCTTGCAACCATAACGCCTGCTATCCTGCCATAAATTCCAGTAGTATTTGTCACACAAAGGATCAATGCCCTGAAACTGATAAGCCATTACACCTTTAAATTGTTCAAACGTCATGTTATTCGGATCTATCATATCCATACCTCTTTGTGATCATTAAGTTCATATAAATCTTTGTCAACGTCTGTTAATTCGCCATCAGCGACAAACGTTAACCCTATCTTGTCTTTTACAGTGCGGAGAACGTCATTATAAGACCAATCACCACCCATTTCACGCCACGCAGTACCATCTGCTTGCCTTGCAAATTCATTAGCCGCTTTGAATCCTTCAACTTTCCTAACTAGGCCTTTTGCGGCACCCAATATATGAAAAACGTTTCCGTGGGAGCCGCTTAAATTGAGTTTAACGTGTTTGAGTCCGTAGGACATTACTTTCTCCCTTTCAGTAGTCGGTGGATCAGTTTTGCCTCTTTGGGTTTGATCTTTGGATTCTTCTTAATGGCCTTGTCGACCGCTTCCTTGTTATAGGTTGCCATTATGCTGTGCCTCTTTCTTGTGCATTGCCGAAATCAACATCTAAGTAATCTGGCTCCATTCTGTCTATATAAGCAATTTCTGCTTTTGAGCCGCATCCTTCACAAACAACTATATCTCCGATTTCGGGATATACTCTGAGAGTGATATGCTTTCCGCAGGTTGGACAGTTTGGCACAAGTTTATTAGAGTTTAACATTTTTTAAATCTTGCTTGATAAATGCTGGTTGATTAAGTGTTTTAAGAAATTTGCTTGCTTGGGGTAATGTTTTAAAACGTGCGTGGACTACTTCTCCTAGGGCACGACAAACGGCTGAATTTGGGGTAATTGCTTTCCATTTTACTAGGGACATAAACTCTCGACTGTTAATTAATTTACTATACTATTATAACATATCTAGCAGATTTGTCTATCTTTTCATGAGTCTAAGTAGTTGAATTTGTTGAACATATCAGAAAGTTTATCGTAATCATTAATAATCATGAGTTTTTCGGGTGAATTCTTGTATTTTTCGTAATACGAATGCGCCGCATTCGCACCCATTTTCGCATACCACGCATACCCGGGAGTATTGCGATTTCCATATGTTAGAAACAATTTCATTTGTATTTCTTGTTGCTTATTAGGATTATCTTTTATTACTTGCTTCATATATTCCCTAAAAATTGCTCTCCAAGTATGGAACGGGGAAGTATTATATAAATGAGAGGTTGCTATTTCATTTATAACAATATGTTTTTTATCACTAATAGTCATAGTAGAATCAATATATTTTACTCCCCAATCACCGGCGTTTAACACTATACTTTTAGGAAATAATTTGAGGCATCCGTGCCAACTAGCATATCCGTAAACTCCGTCTATTGCCTTCCAAAGATATACTTTGTTATCAAATCCTTCATATTTAAACTCAAAATCATCTCTTATACGAGAGTCTCCATCTACGAGATAAAATAAATTAGTTTTACTTTGTTCAGCACAAAATTTATGAGCACTATGTATACCTACTATACCTTGTATTCGTTGTGCGTGGGGTGCTTTTTGTTTTATTACTTCAAAATTTTCGTCTGCATTGAGTTCATCAAAGCATTGAAAAAATACATCATACATTTTATTTCTTTTTATGAAAATCACGCTGAACGTTTATAAATGCCTGAATAAGAACCTGTTTTTGAACGCGTCTATCCAATTTTACATTAAACAACTCTAACCCCAACTCATCAACTTCTTTCTTTGTCATTTCAGTTAGTTGTTTTTTAGTATAACGTTTTGGCTTTGGTGCTGGTGCTGGTGCTGGTGCT